CCTGACGTTGCATTAGTTCTTATTCTGCCTTGAACGTGTACCAACTCTCCTATTTTTACATAAGCACCGACTGTACTGTCAGTATTGTAAGTTATTGTGGGATCAGAAGAAGAACCTTCATAAATTGGTGTAAAAGTTCCCTCCTCATAGTCATCAAGCAGATTAGCTGAACCAGTTCCACCTATGTATATACCACCACCTAAATAAAGATTTGAAAACCTTTGAGTAGCACCACCTAAAGCTGTTGCATTATCATCAGTACCAGCACTATTTGTTGTAGGCACTATTGCTCCACTTCCAAATCTTAAACCTTTGTGATTTGAAGCAACACTATTGATGAATATATCATTTGTTGATGAAGCAATACCAATATTACCTATAGAAGTGCCATCTTTCTGTAAATCAACAATAGCACCATCACTTGTGGCTCTATCAACTGTAAGAGCTGTTGCACCATCTTTAGCAACAGTAATAGCATTGTCAAACGTACCACCATCTGCTTTACTTACAGTATCTGCGGCACTAAAAGCATCAAATACTATTATTTCTACAAGGTCATCAACTGATGCTCCTTGAGCCAAAACAATAGCCGTACCACTTGTAGATGTATAATCAGCATCACCTAACTTTACACCATTTTGATATACATCAACAAAGTTAGAGTCTGTGTAACTTAATGTTGCACCTTCTGATCCTGCACCAGAAAAGCTAGTTTGTCCAGCCGTAGCAGTATAAGTGTGCTTTCTTCTAACTCCAAATTGTGGACTAACTCCTATGTACGGCATAACTTAGCTCCTAACATACTAAACAACCTCCAAATGTTGAACCCCCTTGTATATCTGTTTGTCCACCTGTTCCAGATGCTTCTTGATAAACAATACAATACGCAGTATCATTTGCATCCATCTCTACAGTTTCAGAAACTACTAAACTAAAAAATTGAGGGTCTGTTGAAAATTTTGGAGATATTATGTTAATATATCCTCTATTACTAGTTATTATTTGCAGATAATAATAACCTGCACCAGTATCCATATAAGTCAATCTTACTCGTGCATTAAGGTGATATTTTCCTGTAACTGGTGCAGTAAATGTGTAATTTGAATTGTTATAATCAGCATTTTGGTCAAATATTTCTTCATTATAATCAACAGTTATATCTGCACCATGAGCGAAATTTGATAAATTACTATTTTTTCTTGCTAAAAAAGAAGGTTGAAGTGGTTTAGTTATGATACCATTTTCCTCAAAAGACATAGAGGTAGTAGTGCCAAGTGCTGACCCCTTGCCTATAACTAAAGTATCAGCACTGTCATCTAAGCCTATATGATAATCCTGAGCATTGCCATTAAATACAATTTTAGTATCGTTAGCTGTGCCATCACCCAATGTTCCTAATCCATTGCCTATTACTTTCGTTAATGCCATTTGATACTCCTAGCTAATTTTACTAGCATCATCTCTTTGTTTGCGTGTCTTATAGTCACTTCTTGCAGTTACAAGTGCAACAAAGTCTGCTTGGTTGCTTGGTATAGGGTCTGTAAAGCTACTGTCGTTCATCAACTTTGTAGTCCACTCTGTCTGCATACGCTTCCAACAGTTATTTATCTTACCATTGATTGCACCATCCAACCACTCGTCTATACCTTTGTTGTCTGATACATCATTGTATAAATCATTAGACAGAATCTTTTGTTGTAAATCTGTTAACGTTATTGTTTTTGTGTGATTTGCCATTTTATCTCCTTTATGATTGAGTTATTTCACTCTTGGCTAATTAGCATACTAGATGCCCTGAAAAAAATGTATCCCCTTGATTTATGTCAGATTGAACTGAACCACCAGATTGACCATACTGTATAAAAGCTGTATCGTTTGCATCCATGTCTGCTAACACAGTTTGCTCAAAAGTCCAATAATTAGGGTCACTTGCTAAAACTCCAGGATCAATGATGCTACTTTTATAATGCTGATTAGAAGTTATTATCTCAATCCTAACCCAATTAGCGGCTGTGTCTACGCTATCTACTCTTACTGAAGCAGTAAGAAGATACCTTCCAGTTACAGGTGCAGTAAATGTATTTGATGCAAAATCTCCATTTTGGTCAAATTCTTCTGTGCCAAAAGCTATTGTATCATTATCATTTACATTATTTTGGTCAGAAGAGGGTTGTACTTGAAAAGCAGGTTGAAGTGGTAGGGTTAATGCACCTATTGAATCTAATCGCATACGTTCAGTGCCATCACCTTTTACAATTAAACCTGTATTTCCTCTTGCATTATTTGGGTCTATGTCAATCGTTAAAAATTCATCGTAATTTAATTCTACTTTATTATTTGAAACATCTGTGTCAGCAAGTGATAAAGTTGGAGTTGAACCTTCAATAGATACATCATCAACAACTGTCAAAGTTCCTGTAAAGTTACCATTTGTTGCAGTCAAGGCACTTGTAGATGGATGATCTACTGTAGCCACTGTTCTAAATAAATAACAAACAAAAATATTATTAGTGCCACTTGAAGGTGCTCCAGTAAATGTAAGTGTTGTTCCGTTACTTACTGCATAAGCTATAGAGGGCTCTTGTATAACACCATCTACTGATACGAGTATATCTTCATCTGATGCGACCGAGTGTTCTAATGTAAAGGCAGTTGTAGAACCATTACCAGAAAGCCTAGTTGCTGATTTACTAGCTACAAATCTGTTTCCTGCTGTATTACCTATGTATGGCATGTAATATCCTATTCACTAATCGTATCAACAACTGATACCCAAACATCTGCTGAACTGGCTACACTACTTTTAACTTTAAGTGCATCACCACTTTCTAAAACTATTTTTGCTCCGCCATCTAAAACTTGTAAAGTTGACCCTACTGGTATTGGTGCATCTTTTACAATGTGTATGTCATTTGAACTGACAGTAATATAAACCTCTACTGTTATCTGTGCTGTATGAACATTTGCTATTGTTATTCCAACTATAGCATCATCCGAGTTTGCTGTTCTTAAAGTAACTGCACTTGTACCAACTCCATTTGCTGTGTTTCTTTCAAAATCTTGTGCCATGTTCTACTCCTATAAAGCTATAGCCATCGCCACAGCGAAACCTTTTCCTGCTTTTGCATTGAGTTGTGTTTGTATTGCTGATGTAACACCATCAACATGATTCAATTCTGCTGTCGTTGCAGTCACACCATCTAATATATTTAATTCTGCTGTTGTTGCAGTCACACCATCTAATATATTTAATTCGGCAGTTGTAGATGTCACACCATCTAATATATTAAGCTCTGATGCAGTGGAGGTAACACCATCTAAAATGTTTAACTCTGAAGCACTCGATGTGATAGAAGTCCCTGCTATCTGCAATGTCGTCGCATTGACTTCACCACTAGAGCCATACACAACAGCTTTACTATTAACGATTGTTCCTGCTGATGATCCATCAACTAAGTTTAATTCACTTGCAGTGGATGTCACCCCGTCAAGAATATTCAATTCTGAAGCTGTGGAAGTAACACCATCTAGTATATTAAGTTCTGCAGTTGTAGATGTAACACCGTCTAATATGTTTATTTCTGTTGCCGTTGCAGTCACTGCTACGTTTTCATTTATCTTTGGACTCGTTAAAGTTTTATTTGTAAGTGTATCAGTGGTCGCTCTACCTACAATAACATCTGTAGTGGCAGGAAGAGTTAATGTTGTGTTACCAGCAAAATCACTGTGTGCTGGGGCTTTTAGAGCCGCATAGTGTGCATTGGCACTTTCACAATACATACGCAGTTCTGACTGTGCTCCAGTGTTTTTTAGTTCTATAACACCACCATTTACTGTAAGATCATCACCTACAGATAAATCAGCACCTAAAGTTACATTACCACTTGCATCTAAAAACACTGATTTTGAAGCTGGTATCGTACAAAATATGTTTTTTGTACCAGCACTAAAATTGACAGCACTATCACTATTAGAACTACTAATAATTGTAGTTCTTGCTATCGTGCTAGAATCACTACTTAATGTGCCTAAACCAACTTCAAACTCTGCTGATCCAGGAAGTATAACAGCATAATAAGTTGTATTAGAATTACCTATACCAGACGCAAAAGTTTCAAAACCAGTAACAGCACCGCCTAATGTCAAAGCACCAGTGCCAGTTGTGGTTGTTGTTTCTTTTACTCTGTCGTTTAATACTAATGCCATTATTTAAGCTCTATAGTTAAGTTATTTGCATTAATTCTAAATATATCACCACTTGCTATTGTTTTACTTGCATCTAATGCACCAACAAACAGTATGTTACCACTAGTCGCGGCGTCTGCTAAAAAAACATGTGTAATTGTATTATTTGTCCCACCTGATGCTGGAAACTCAATATTCGCCGCATTTTTTGCTGTTTGAGTATCTGTTGAGTCAGCACCTATAGTTGTCCAATTTGAGGCAGTAACTTGTTGTCTTGCATAATTAGTAAAGGTAGCCTCTGTTAAAGATCCCGTTTCAGCGGCACTGACTGCTGTTGCAAGTCCTACATAAATACTATCCCCTGGAGAGGAAAAACTTAGTGAATTATTTTTAAATAAAAAATGTAATATTCTTCTTTCTAAATAATTGGTCGCCGCATTTGCTGTAGCCATTTATATCTCCTATGTCCTTGCTCGTGATGGTAAGCCTACCCTATAAGCATCTGTGTTTTCTCTTGCTTCTGCAAGATCTTTTAACCTTGATATAGCTTCTAAATACCTACCGTTATATAAATCTAATACATCTTTTTCACCCTTCATGTAAACATAAGCTTCAAATAAACTTCCGTATAGTAAAGCAAAAGGAGCGTTTGAACTTAGCCATGTAGTGCCACCATCAGCTCCTGCAGTCAAACTTGCTGGTTTATAATAATAATGAAGTTCCAAAGTGTAGTTACTGTTAGGGGTAGGGGCTACTATAAAATTATCTGTATCAAATCTAGCATAATATTTAGGTAGTCCCGTAGTGGTAGAAGCTGGTGTATATTCACGCAAAAAGTTAACATCTTTTTGCAATAAAAAACTTTCAGATCCTGAAGTTGTGATTTGTAATGAAAAAGAGGCTAAATAATCAGAAGGCACTGTAAGAAAAGCATCTGACGATGTAAACGCACTAGTAACATTTTTTCTAAAAATATCTAAATCAACAGAATTGAATATTCTGTCTTCTGTTGTTTTAATAAAATCGGGTAAATGAGTAACAAAACTAGTTTCACTATTATCAGTGTAATCTTGTATAGCTGTTTTTAATGTTGCTAATGTAAAACTCATTATCCACTCACTGTTACTGGTCCTGCTGTTACTATGCTACCTCCGCCTCTTATGTTACCACTTGTAGCAGTTTCTGAGGATACTGAAAAGGTATAACTGTTATCATCAACTTTTGTAATTGTGTAGCCACTTGCATTTTGTAAAACAGCAGTGCTAAATCCATCAAAAGGTTTGCAGTTTCTAAATCTTACGGTATCACCATTGGAACGTCCATGTGCTCTTTCTGTTACGGTTATTACTGCCGAACTTGCACTTCCCGATTTAAAAGGGTCTTTATTTAGTAAACGCTCTACATCTGTTTCAGTTCTATCTGGTCTTGGTTGATGTAAAGCTTGTGGTTCAATAGGAGGCTTCCTTGGAGTTAGCTGAGGGTGTTTAATCTCATACTCTGATCTATGTACCACATTACCATTCCATTCCATCACTCTTTCACGGTAAGGAAAAGCAAACCCAGACCTATCAGATATAAATTTTGACTTTTTTCCTAGTGCAAACCTACTCATACAAAACCATAATATGTACTACTTGGGGTTAATGATAAATTTGAACGGTCTCTATCCTCTGCTGATGCTCTTTCAAACTCTTCTTCATACATAGCTTTCAAAAGCTGTACTCTATCAGGAGCTCTTTTCATGGCAATGTAATATGCTAATCCTGCGGTCAAACAAGGATAAAACCTAAAAGGTACTTCCATAGTGTTGACTTGTGCATCTGCATCTTGTATTCTAGTTAAAGCATCATAAACAAAAGTATCAGTGCTGTTTTCTGGAGTAGCCCATAATTTAAGTTTTGGTGTGATCTGCCTATCTAAAAAATATTGACTTGGTCTACCAGTGGTTGATTTTACTGGTATATTAATAAATTGATCACGACTTATTCTACTGATTGTAAAATCAGTTGAGCTTCTTCTAATTACAGCATTTAGTATGTCAATGACATCTGTGCCTAAATCATATTCTGCAGTGCCAGAAGTTAAAGATTGCGTTCTTTGCTCAATAGTCCATTGATTTAATCCTCTATTAGCCCAGTCAGCCAAAAGTATATTCATAGACCTTTTAGCTGATTGTAGATCATAACCAGTACGAACTTCTAAACCACAGCGTTCAAAAGCTTCTTCGATATACTCAGCTACATCTAGTTCAAAGTTTGTAGAGGATGAAGTTGCCATTAACTATACGGACCTTTTACAACTTTGCCACCACCTGACATTTTCTTTTTATCATTCATGCCACCCATAGCAAAACTTTTTTTCTTCATAGCACCACCACCCATCATTTTCTTTTTGTCGTTAGTAGCACCACCCATAGCATAACTTTTTTTCTTCATCATTCTTTATTCTCCTTATAAAGATTATTAAATGTTACATCAGGATCCATATACTGTTCATGTTCCTCAGCATTATGAGTCCATTGACTCGGTTTAAAATCGGGAGCTCCCTCTCCAGTTTCCCAGAGTGCAGGGGATGTTACTCTAACCCTGTTGTTTGGCAAGGCAACAATATTGCCCGTCCAGTTGTCTGCCTTGATTAATTGTATTATGTGACTCTGCTTATGTTGAGCAGGATCATCAGATAAATCAGACTGACTATAATCTATTGTAAATAAATATTTACCGATATGCAACTTATTATCTATTTTACATATCCATGGACTCACACTAACATAGTCTAACTTAACTACACTATGATAATGCGAACTACAATCCCACGGTTGTGCAAAGCGTGGGTGCATAATATCTGGCATAGTGTCAAGCGGTATATCTGCCACTAATGCTGTTAATGGCATTCTAGCCCACATAGCACCACCATGGATATTTTTATCTTCTGTGCCATCAACTTCACAACCAGTAAAAACTACTTGAAAACCTAATGTTCTATCAGGCATTGTTGTTACAGCAAAAGCATGAGCATGTATAAATTCACCTTTATATTTTTCATGATTATGTGTAAACTCTTTGCGTACCCAACATTTAAAGAAGGGTATATTACTGACTAAATAAGGCATTAAGTTTTTTTCTTAACTGTTTTCTTTTTAGGTTTTTTACCTTTACCAAAAATATGAGCATCTACTTTCGCCGCTTTACCTCCAGTCAATACAGAGTTTACACGAGCCATAGCCCACTGATTAGGTGTTGTTCCAGGACGGTGTCCCGTCTTATAAGCGGCGAGCCCTTTATTGTAGACTTGCCTTAATTGTCCTGCTGTTACCTTTTTACCTTTGGCTCTAGCCTTTTTAGCTTTTTCAGCTAATGTTTTACTTACGTTTGCGGACACGTTTTTTCCTCCTTTTACTTGGCATTAAACCTTTATTAACTGCTCTAGCTCTTTCGCTAAAACCTAACTTTTTACCAGTTCTAAGTTTTTTTCTTATTGTTTCTAGTTTTGCTACCATTTTTCTTTTTCATCTTCGCGGCAGTTATAATATCACCTCTTGTAATTTTGTTACGAGGTGGTGCAAAAGCGGCGAGCTTTTTTTGTTTAGGTGTTAATTTTTTCTTCATTTCTTTTTACCTCCATACATTTTTCTAAAGCGTTTAGTATATACAGATTCTTTAGTTTTTCTGCGTTTACCTTTTTTAAAGTCAGTGCTGAATTTATAAGCTGATGGATCATTATCTGCTTTCGGTGCATTACGTTGTATCTCTTTACGACGCTTTGCACGTTCAGTGCTAGATAAACCTTTTAAATATTTTTCTGGAATTTTACGTTTAGTTTTCTTTTTCGCTGGAGGCTTACTGATCTGTTTACTCATTTGTCCTCTCGTCATAGCCATTTTACCAAGCCTTACAAGACCAATACCTAGCACTAAATTTATCTTTTGCTGTGTCACATCTATGACGTGCTCTAAAAGATTTTCTGCGTCCCGGTTGATCTTTTTTAATAGACATGTTAGGATCACCAAATCTAACAAGTTTAATTTGTGAACCTTTTTTTGCTAAAACTGCTGATTTTTTAGGACCTCCAGGAGTCTTCTTGGGTTTATTAAATCCTGGAAAAGTCATCCCTCGGTAAGTAATTTTACCTGAGGGAGTTCTTTTTACGTCCTTAGTGGTAGCCATTAACCGTATTCCTTGTTAACTTCTAGTATAATAGTATAACTATCTGCACTAGAGTGTCCTACCGTAGTAAACTGTATGTCACCAGTTTTACCTGATCCTGCATTATTAGGTATGCCACCAAAATGAGAGTAATCATGATAACCACTTTGGTTTTCACCTAACTCAATAGCTAGTACATCGGTTGAAGCATCAAATAAAATTTGTACTTTCATGCCAATACACTGCCACCATATTTTTCGTATGGAAGCTCCAGTACAAGATTGACCAATAGAATTACTAGATAAGGCACTTACATCTACCTTTGTAACAGCACTTTCGCCACTTCCGTCTGACACGTTTGTGAATTTTAGCACTGCTGTTTTACTCCCATCTATGATGGTTTGTGAGGTTACTGCATCTGCCATATAAGCCTCCTATTATTGATCAGCAAAAGCTGGAGCAGTCGTTGATGTAACACTACCAAAAATTTGGTAATTAGTTGTGTCCTTTCCAACTATTGTCACATCAAAGGCTTGAGGAACATTTATTTGGAAGCTACTTTCTGAATTACCATCTGGAAATACTGCACTTATCGCATTACCATCTTGATCGTGAAAAGTTATATTACCAATATAAAAATTTGTATTTCCTGGAGTAACTATAATAGCATCTGTACCATCAGCCGCTCCTCCTGCATATACAAACCTAAATACTGAACCAGCTATGGGAGCTGGAAGTGTATATGTATTGTCTTGACTACCATCAGGAACAAGTAAAATTCTACCACTATGAGTAGCATTAGTTAGTGTTACATTACCATCAGATAAAGATACTGGAGCATCACCAAAAGTTGATACCTCTGTAATAGCACCAGTAGTCGCATTTTTACTTATTGTTTTGATTGTACTTTCAGATCTAATAGGACCTGAAAAAGTTGTATTAGCCATATTAATCTCCTTGTCTTGGCTTTGTCGGGTTTATTCCCGTCAAGGTATTAAAACTATAACATAAAAAAAGAGCGACTGTAAAGTCGCTCTTTGACCTTCAAGGGGATCCTTGAATTAAGCTCCTGGAGAGCCAAACACACAACGAGGATCTGATACGCCAAAGCTGTATCTTTCTCTCGCTTTATATCTAACATTGCCAGTATCAAAATCGCCTTCCATTGATGTAGCAATACCAGCTCTTTCAAAGTGCTTAAAGCCATTTGGTGAGTCAGTTTTTATGAAAAACGCGTCTGTATCTGTAAGGAAGTGGTTAACCACATACCCTTCAGGTAACATACCCATGTTTCTAATTGCATTGACATCATTGTCTGCTGTTGCAGGACGCATATTACTTGCCATTAATCTTTCAGCTACAAACTGTAAGTTTACTGGAATAATAAGTTTACGTCCCATCAATGCGATTTTTAAACCTCTTTCATCAATAAAACCTGAAATATCAATTAAGGATTGTTCTAATGATGTTTCGTTTAAATCAGCCGCAGTCGTTAACTCGTTTCTGAAGTTACCTCCTCCTGCAGTTGGGTGATCAGTCGCACAAAGCTCCTTACCATCTCCAAAAGTGAAGTTACTATCAAAAGCGTTGTTTAACACACTCGCCGCTTTGACTTGCTTTGTATTAGACATAGATCTTGCAAGTGCTCTTGTATATCTGCTTGAAAGTCTATCATAGAGGTTATCCTCAATAGCTTCTTCAGTTATAGCAAAAGCCAAAGCGATTGTTTCATGAGTGTAACGAGCAGTGAAGGATTCATTTGCAGTATCAAATGATA